CCCGGCAAAGCGGAAAGCCAGCGTATGCCATTCGTTATCAAATGCGCCAAAGGTTCCCAGTTTCAGGTTGTTTGTCGCCACTTTCGCATTGTGGTACATCACATTCAGGTCTTTTACATCTGTCTGGATGTAGAACGCTGCCAGCAGGTTATTCCCCCCGTCTCCGGTCAGGGCAACGCCCTGTGGCAGTGAAGATACCGGCCAGTAAAACGCCATAACATACTGGTTCGCAGCCAGCGCTCCCGAAACCTTAAAGCGGCAGCGAATCTGCCCCCTTTCTGTAACAGAGCCGCACCGTTGCCCGCGGCGTACTCCAGCACCCAGCTGCTTTTACCGGCTTCCTTGGTCAGCTTCACTGCCTTACCTCCGGTTCCCTCCGCATCGCTGACCACTTCTGCCCTGCCGCCACTGGCTGACCATCCCTGTACTTTCAGGCTTCCCTCTGACTCGCTGGCAAGGTAAGAGAGCAGTGCTGTGACGCCTGTGGCTTCTGCACCGGAAGGCGATGACGGGCGCACCTCTGATACTGTCGATGATGCCCCCGCGTTTAGCGCCACTCTTCCCGCATGGCGCAAAATCGCCGTTGCCAGACGGTCGGAAATAATCCCGCGGCGAGCCCATGAACTGAAATGGCTCGCCCTGTCCTGTGACGTCCAGGTGGCTGAGCTGTCACGCCATTTCGAACCGTAATATCCGATACCCGGAATGTCCGGGTCTTCTTCCGGTTTGTTCGTCGGCACATTCACCCCGTTCTCATCCGTCATGAACGGTACGAAATGGATATTCTTTCCGTTTGTTTTTGTAGCTGCCGTACACCGTCTGGTACGAGGATTCGTTCTTCTGCTTCCAGAAATACGTCGTATCTCCACATATCCAGGGAACACCGCCAGCAGAGCCACCGACGCACTGACCTGCCATATCCGCCAGGTCTGCACGGAATTTATCAACCAGCGCACCAAACTGTGCTGCGTGATTTACCGGCGTACCGCCAAAATCAAATTCCCCCTGCATCCACACCACGGCAAACAGCACATTTTTCGGATTCTTCTTCAGTGCTGCTTTTGTTCGACCGATAAGGTCCTTATACAGCGGCTTGTCCACACCCCAGCGGGTTGAATTCTCCGAGGCACCACTCGCGTCACTGTATGTGCCATCGGCTCCGGTGGTGAACGCTGAACCACCACGACAGCACGGAACCAGCAGAATGCCCGCATTCGCCGGTATAAACGGCAGCAATTTTTTGGCGATATGCAGCCCTTGCCCCACGGTTCCGTACTGCCCCCTTTGACAGGTCCGCTTTCGGATGGTTAAGGCGGCTCATGTCCTGCACATCATGCAGACAATGGTCCGCCGGAATGATGTCGTTATATTTGCATGCTGCACCGCCCGGTGTCACCGTACTGCGGCGCGCCAGCTGCTTAATACGCGGGTCCGGACGGTCATATGTCTCCGGCAGCGGAAGGCCTTCACCATATGCCATGCTGTTTGACTGCCCCGCCAGAACAACAACAAAGTAATACTCCGGGTCTCTGGTGGCGCTGATTACTGTGCCTTCTCCATCCGACGGCTTCACCACAACAGGTGTGCTCACATCACCTTCTGCGACAATCGCCTGAATAAGTGCTGCGCCATCATCCGTATACGAAGAAAACGGCCCACCGTATGGTTGCCATCCTTCACGAATTTTTTGCGCAAGTGCATCAGCAAGGTCTGACGGCGATGCCGCCCTGACCACATCGTAGTGTTTAAATACCATGACCTTTTCCACCATATAAAGGAACAATAAATTCTTTTCTGATAGAGATTTAAATAAAAATACATTATTTTACAAAAAATAATATCCATTACAAAAACATCCGATTTTTTTATATTCCCGCTCATCCTGCTAATTTGTATTACAAAAAATGAAACAACTTGAACCAAAGTGATACAAAATTAGAAAAGAAACCCCCAGGAAGACAAAGAAAACGATCTTTATCAATGAGTTACACTGATTTATTGACTATGATTTTTAGCAAAACAATCGAAAGCAATGTGTACCGAGAAGGTTAAAAGATGGAATGGATAGTTATTGACACAGTGATATGCCCATCAAGCGGAATAACGTTTTCAACTGTATGGTGTAAAATAAAGTTGATAATCTGGTATCAGTCAGATGTGTTCCTGCCACCCGGAAGTATTCTCACACCTGTTAACTCAGGTGTGATTATGGATAATAAGCTGCTTCCATTAACCATTTACAACGTGACACCATTTAACAGAAAATTCTGGTTCCTTATCAGAAATCAAAAAGAGTGCCCCGGGAATTCAGTTAAAACAAAAATAAAATGCCATAATAGTATGTGTGTACTGATGATATGCCCGTATGGATTATATAAGTAACAACATATGAATACATAACAGATAAACTATTGACCTTGAGGCTCATCCATATAAAGAAGAGCTCTCCGAAGAGGTGTGTATTTGCATGCACATTCCTTTTTTGCTCTATGTCATGACCTCCGGCGACTCTATCCCGGCACCAGCAAACCCGCATCATTCTCGTTTCCGGTGTCTCTAAAACCACAGCACACCTGCCCCCCCGCTGAGGGAGGGAAGCACTGTATCCGTACACTCAGCAACAGAAATACCACCCGCTCACTGCGCTACATATCAGCAACAATTTTATACCCGAACATTATCATTCAACAGCATGGTTCACAACAACATCATAACCCAGGAAACGAGAATCAGATCAAAAAAAACAGAAATTTTACATGAAAAATACTGTTTATTAATATTGATAGCGTCGTACCACAAAATACGATGAATTATCCCTGAACTTAACATTAATGCCAGTATGTATTGCCCGCTGGTATCAGCGGGCGCTTTAAGAGATCGTATTCATGACTACCTGGGAAAAAGCTATTTTACTATTGTCAGTTTTTATTGCAGCCTTATCTGTCTACTTGCTTCACAGCCTGAACTGACCATATCTTTATCCATCCTTCCAGTCATCAATTGAGCATGTAAGGATGTGACTAATCTCCTTAACGGTCTGCGCAAAACGTTCTGCCTCCAGTTCAACACCAGTTGCACGACGCCCGAGCGCCATAGCTGCTTTTATGGTTGAGCCAGAACCCATGAAAAAATCCGCCACCAGGTCACCCGGACGACTGCTCGCGCAGATTATCTGCCGCAGCATTTCTGCCGGTTTTTCGCACGGATGTTTCCCTGGATAGTACTGCACCGGTTTATGCGTCCACACATCGGTGTACGGCACCTGCACCGTCACACCGAAATACCGCCGCAAATTTTTATATTCACTCAGCAGTTCCATATACTGCCGGTTCAGCTCACTGTATGTGCTGACCAGTTGGTAATGGGACTTTTCCAGTTCTCCCCGCTGATGTTTCTCTTCTGCCACCCGGGCAAACAGCGACTGTAATTTCAGATAATCGCTTTCGTTCGGTAGCTGCCACTGACTGGCACTGAACCAGTGCGACACCATGTTTTTCTTTCCTGTGGCATCTGCAATCTGTTTTGCCGTTATCCCAAGAGCAGCACGCGCATCACGAAAGTAAGAAATCAGCGGGGCCATCACATGCTGTTTCAGTGCCCTGCCCTTCGCCTCATCGCCATCATCTTTCGGACGATACGGCCCCTGATAATGTTCCGCGAACAGAATGCGTTCTGTGGCCGGAAAATACGCCCGCAGGCTTTCCTTGTTGCACCCGTTCCAGCGTCCGGACGGCTTCGCCCAGATAATATGGTTCAGCACATTGAAGCGTTCACGCATCATGATTTCGATATCAGATGCCAGGCGATGACCACAGAACAGGTAAAGACTTCCGGCAGGTTTCAGCACCCGCCAGAACTGCGCCAGACACTGGTCCAGCCACTTCAGGTAATCATCGTCGCCCTTCCACTGGTTATCCCAGCCCTCAGGCTTCACTTTAAAGTACGGCGGGTCCGTGACTATCAGGTCAACAGAATTTTCGGGTAATGACCGGATAAATTCCAGGCAGTCGGCGTTGATTAACTCACAACTGGATATTTTTACAGTATTAGCCATAGATCAATAAGCACTTCTCTGATAGGCTCATACCGCTTTTGCGCAAAGCAGATGGGCCTGAGGTTTGCTTGTGACCCCAACGCATGAGCAGATGGCTGGTGAGTGCCCCTAACACCCACCAGCCGCCCATTTACCACAAATAAAAAAGCCTTCACTGCGGAAGGCGTCTGTAACAACCGAACTGATAATCTGCCAGACCCGCCATAACCAGCTGGGTCAGTATTAACTGGCAGCGTTCGCGTGAAAGGTAAGTATTCTGCGCAATCTCCCCGACTGTCGCCGGTTCGGTGACGCTTAATTCATTAAACACCACTCTGGCGGTTTCTGTCATATCCTGCTGTTTCAGCATGTCTTTTTCCCTTTTTCGGTTAACGTGACACACCAATAACTCTTGTCGAAAAAGCCAGCAAGCTGAAAGAACGGTATTAATAACCACCAGCGAATTTATTGCGCTGCTGTATATTACGGACACAAAAAAACCACCTTCCGGTGGCTTCCTTGTGCGAAAAAACTTGCATTTCGCCTCGCGATACAGCTTTGCGAAGCTTACAGGAATTCAAGCTGTTTCTGCGTAAAAAAGCAAGCTTTTTTTATCGAAATGAATCGTGCATAGGTACATAAAGCATGTGTTCAGCCACGGCTAACCAACCTGCAATACGTTTCTCACATGTGCTGAAACACCATTCCGGGTGAGTACGATTTAAACATTCTGCCATTTTTCTCTTACTCATTCCCCGTCCTTCGTACCTTTGCCGGAGAATATTGATTAGCCCGGGATATTCCCCAAGCACCTCACTGATAACGCGATCAATAATCAACGCCTCTGTGTCTGTACAATGTGACAACCAGCTCTTCTGCTTCCCTCTGGTCATATCCCGAAAAAATGCCTCAAGTTCCGGTTTTTCCAGCCCGGATTTCTTCATGCTGCGTAAAACCTCATTAACTGCTGTTTTCGTCAGCTTTTTCGAAACCAGTAACCGGTTAAACATATTTCCGGATTTACCCCCACCGATATACGACCACCGCCCCCACATCCGTAATTTCCCCTGGATCCAGACTGCTTCCAGCGTGTTCAGGCGTAAATGTTCGCCGCTTTTGCCTGTAATTTCCGGATATATCATATTTACGCTCACTCACTCTCAATTTTGTAAATCTTCACACCCAGCCGTCCACCAGATACTGGCTGACCGCGCACAATATTGATTTCATCAAACTGCTCGTCATCAATGAGCACTTCCGCATGCGTCAGCGCATCCAGCGGTGCTTTCAGAATGTTGTCCAGGTCACGGCGGCGCTTATCCGGTGGCTCTGCAATCACCTTTATCGCCAGCCTTCCGGACAGGCTTAATTTCAGCCGCTGCTGGCGAACAATAAGCGCCACAGCCCGGCGATAACGCTTTCCCTCCTCCGAGATAAAATATGTGCTGCCACGGCGTCGCCAGTAAGTGTTCACCGTCGGCGGGTAAGGTAAAACCAAATCTATGAGCATCAGTCACCTCTTTTACCCAAGCACGCCAGTTGCAAAGGCGTGATCAAGAAAACGAAAAATTAAATCAACCTGAGAACCATGCTTTTCTTCGAACGCCAGCGGATCCGCATGAAGCTCGTTGTGATGCTCCCGACACAGCGGTAGCGTGAAAATATCGTGGGATTTTGTTCCCATTCCACCCTGACCATGACCAATCAGATGATGAGGATCGTCCGCTGGCTTACCACAACACGCACACGGCTGTGTCTTTACCCAGCGTGTGTATTTCTCATTTACCCAGCGGCGACGTTTAGGTCGTTTCATGAAGGATTCCGGAGACTCCGGATCAACGGCAATGCTGACCACCGTCTTTTCCTGTGGTGGGTTCTGTTGCTGGTGGGTGTGAGGCGGTAGCGCAATATTTTTTGTGCGCTGCTTCAGTATGCTGGTGGCGGTCTGTTCTCCCGGTATGATGTCGCTTTCACGGTATACGGAGCGGATTTTTTCCGCCGGTAATCCCAGAGAACGACGCGATACTGCCTCAGGTAATGCGTCCACCACCTGATTGCAGACTGCCCACCAGGATAATTCAGCCAGCGATAATTCCCGTTCCTGTATGCCATTCATTGCGTGGCGGATGACGTCAATCATCCATGCTGACAGGTTTTGTTGAGCAAGTTGCTCAAGTGATTCGGATGTCTGGTCGCGCAGCTGGTTGTCGCAGTGCCAGCACAACACCATCGCGCCGGTACCGTAACGATGTATGACAGTTTCGCTGTGATGATAATCACCATGAGGCCACTGGCAGGATTTAACGTGACGTAATAACCAGTCAGACAGTGCACCAGCGCCACCAGCAGCACGAATCACACGCTCATTGCTGAAAAATGGCAGTAATGATTTATCTTCCGCCAGCGGCTGGCGAACGGCAGGAACGACCCCGGACGGCAGATTACGCATGCTTTTCGGTTCAGACTCCACCAGCACCCTGCCGCCATGAAATACCCGCATGGATTCACGGCCTGGCTTAACGATAACCAGACCGAGTTCCGGTACCAGAACAGGTCGAAGTAATACCCGCACATTACCTCCAGATCCGTTGCTGGAATGTGCGGGACGGACGCGGTGGCTGTTCGGAGTAAGGGAGCCTGACGGAGATTATCCAGTGACGGTAGTCGAGGCTAAGGGCTTTTTTAACCTCGCATCCGCGCCTGCGGTAACACTGAATGAGCCATTCGGCCTGTTCTTCAGTGCATGGGGGATGCTGGTACCAGTCAGATTTGAATGCGTGAAAACACCGTCCGCGCCTGCTGGCAAAGACGGCAGAATCATCAGAATTGTATAATTTGGTATCGTGCGCCATCGGTTGTCTCTGCTGGCGCAGCAGGTGCCAGTTGTTCAGGCTGGCGTGCGAATTGTAAACCAGAATGCCAGGAAAAAACAAAACCCGCCGAAGCGGGTTAAGTGCGGGTGCGTTGAGGATGCCTGATTCATCAGAGGTGGCGAGGGATTTCTCCCCCGCCAGGTCTCTTACTCCTCAGGTTCGTAAGCTGTGAAGACAGCGACCTCCGTCTGGCCGGTTCGGACTCGTACCTCGCAGAGGTCTTTCCTCGTTACCAGTGCCGTCACTATGACGGTTAAACAGATGACGATCAGGGCGATTAACATCGCCTTTTGCTGCTTCATAGCCTGCTTCTCCTTGCCTTTCGGCACGTAAGAGGCTAACCTACGTTTGTGAAGCATAGATTGGGCCTCAGATTAATGTTAAGCGTCTTGCAGGACGCGTAATGTTAACTGGGGCTTTTCTCTGTCTGCCTTACGGTGGCATGCCCGAGGCAGACAGCCTCAAGCACCCGCAGCAATTCTACTTAACTCTCGCTTTACCGCAAACCGTTTTTACCCGATATGGGAATTCCCATATCGTAATGAATTCAGTTCCCTAGTCGATCCATCAAAAACACAACCAGGCAGTAAACGCCCACAACAGCAACAACAGCCAGCGCACCTTCCATTGCCAGTGATATATCATCCGACATATTCCCTCCTTTGGTGTTAATCCCGGCGAACGTTTTTACCCTCACCGACAAATAACATATACTAAAAAAGCGATAGCCATAGCAACGCCTGTAATTGCAAATGCTTCAGGCCAGTTCATTGGCGCACCTCCTGCGGCGGTTCTGGTAGAGGCATCCAGTGTGATGGTATCCACGACGCACCAGGTATTATCCACCCATCATTAGCGTCAGGATGCCCCGGGATGTAAGTCGCCCATTTCATTCGCCAGTCACCTTTCCTGCCAAAATCCCTGGCAACAAGAACGGCTGTTTTGGTATCCGGCATTCGCTCACTACAGCTTATCCAACTATCCGGAGTTACCGGATAGTTGCCCGATAGTGCATTCTGCTCCAGTGATGCTTTTACAAACCACGCTGCCTGAACTATAACGCCATGAATCCAGCGCAAATCAGCATCGCGATCTTTCTTTTTCATCTTTTCGCCACTTAAGGCCTTGCTTATGTGGCTGCGTGCCAGGTCTTCATGTAATTCCTTCGCCTCCTCAATGGTGAAACCACCAGGCAGAAGAGCCGGAGTTACCGGAGAGCTGGTTGACGCTTCCGGGATTTTCCGAAAATTATTGGTTGACGAATCTTTATTTTCCCGAAAGTTTCCGGACTGAAACATGGCTTCGCGGCAATCGTTCCAGCCTGTAGCGTATGCAGCCGCTTTGCTGCTGCCTTCAACTGGCGCATCCTGCCAATACATTTCTTCCGGCACTATCGGCGCTGGAGGGGCGGCAAATAGATATCCGCCAAAGTCAGGAAGCTCTCTAATGGCCTGTACAAATTTTTGTTTGCCTACGTCAACCCCTAATGGGTAATGAGCTATAATCTTTGCCACCGGCTCTGCTTCCAGCGATGCCAGCGCAATCCGTGCCAGTTCCATTTGTTCACCACGGGTAAGCCCGTTTTCAAGCGGATTTTTAATGAACAATTCAATACGTTCTTTGGTAATAGTGGTCATGTGTTACTCCTTAACCCGCAGTGCTTTCAACTGATGAGGGGAACAAAATCTTTTCATCAAACCCTGCATTCATATCATGAACAGCAACACACCAATCCATCGACGAACGATTATCAAGAGCCTCCATGATTTCATCCATGCGGCGTAGGTCATACAGGTAAATGCTTTTATCGCCAATGGTGTAAAAGCCAATTTTTTTCGGTGATGGACAGCGATCAAGAACTTCCTGTAATTCGTTCAACCATGCCCGTTCTTTTTTTGTCAAAGTTGCCATATCAGTTTTCCTTATACGGATTAATTTTATTGTGCAGTGTGTTGAATGACGCCCATACCACGTCGTTATACAATTCAATAACTGGCTCAATTATTTTTCCGATTATCCAGACTAGGATTAACGGGGATATCGGTATCATCAACACGATAAACAGAATGAGAAACAGAAATTCTGTTGTTCTACTCTTTCGCGGATATTTTTTCTAAATAATGTGACCATTCATTACCGCCCTTTCGGGCGGCCTCCTGACATTAATCGTTGTGATAACTCATAGCTTCATTTGCAGCATCAACTGGATCAACCTCCCTCCAGCAATAATTTGGGTCGGCTCCTTCAGGCGTCCACGGTTCTAATTCATTTTTTGCCGCATTCTCATCGCCAGTAATTTTAAAAATCTGCTCAGAGAATTTTCTTGCCCACTCGTTATATTTTTCCGCATTAATGGCTTTCTGTGTATTTAACATAAATATACCTCCAGTTAAGGATTAGATTTTATTTACAGCGCTAAATTTATTTATTCAGTTCTGGATTTTGTCACCCTGCGTATCCGCGCTTTCGCGTTACGCTCAATCTGAATTAACTTTTCTATATTTTTCCGCCTTTCCTGTTCCTCCTGGCGCAATAGCTTTACATCATCTGCCAGCCTAGTTTCTCTTTTCGCCACAGAGAGCATCCAGTCAAATGGCTCCACAACTGCACCGCAGATTTTACAGCGGACCTGACGCTCTTTTTCGTCAACCCGGACAGAGGCGTGATGACAATATGGTCTTTCCGATGGCTCATAAAGAAAATTAACCTGATTACGAGGGTCATCCTCTTTTACCGGAAATAAAACGATATTGCTTAACTCATCCTCTGGTTTTATTTCCATGCTCCTCTCCTTTGATGCGAATGCCAGCGACGCGTAATGCGTGTTCTAGGTCAATCAGGTAAAGCCAACTGCCATTTTCTTTAGGTATCATGACATGTCGCTCATCTGCATTTATCGGGTGTCCATATCGAAGGTCGTAGCGAGTCGGTAATTGAACTTCCCGCGCATCCAGTTCAGCAATACGCTTGCTCCCATCAGAGATAACGCCTTCGTAATACTCACGCTGCTCGTTGAGTTGTGATTTTGCTTCTTCCAGTCCATCCAGCAAACCAGCGATAATATCCGCTTCCCGATGACGGATATGACGCTTAAACGCAGCAAGAGCCGCATCACAATCCCGTTCAGCATTTGGGCTGTCCGGGGTAGCCTGATACCACGCCAGCGTCGACTGATAGTTTTGTGCTGCCTCACGAAGCGCCTCATAGTTAACCTCTCTCATTGAGCCACCTCCTGATAAATCACCGCATGCCCCAGTTTCTCCGCCAGTGCCAGCTCTGCCTTAGCGCCCGCTGACCGCTGCCAGCCATTCAGCATGTAAATCGCATCCACACAACGAATCATTGCCATGCAAATATCCATGTAGTGCGGCTGTGTCAGCCCGTCCGGAAGTACTGCCGGGTTTAAGACGGTATGCCCTTCCCGTTTCAGTTCCTCTTCCACCTTGTGAAATGCCTCACGGTTGAAATTTTCATATCCCGTCATTGGACCGGCAATATAAACTCTCACCCTCACTCCATCACCTCCTGAAAGTTTCCCCGATAGAACGCCAGCACACGCTGCATAACTTCGCTCCTCCTGCTCTCACGACAAATTATGTTCTGGTGCCTGTCGTAGCGGCGTATTTCGCCGTCTGGTAACGACCAGATAAGGTCCGGATCAACCACTGCAGGTTTCTTCAGCTTTGCCCTTGAGAGCTTTTTACGGGTATTTTGCCAGTCCTTACGCGCCTGTTCAGACGGGAATAACCCGTAACCAGAGTTGTATACATCGCCACTGGCAACCAGCTCTCTGGCCAGAACGCTCATCAGATATCTTGTTGCCCCAGTTTTAGCTTCCAGTTGTCGTAACGTCTCGCGCCCACTCTGGCGTACGAGTTCAAGAACCTGCCCTTTAATTTTTTCCCGCTCTTCTTGTGTAAAAACTTTTGCCACAAGCCCTCCTGAAAATTACCTCATGACCAGAAATTAACACTTACCCCCTGAAGCCCGGCGGAATTTCGTTATCCGGTTCAGAAATATGATTCACACAACGCTGGTTGTTCGTGCCGCTTACCGGGAGCAACCAGGGGTTCTCAAAATTCCGGTCCGGTCCAAAAAACGTCGTCGCTCGCTGAACAAATTCCGTTCCCGTTTTCCCGGTAGCCGCCAAGTATCTTGCGTAACGCCTCACGCCATCCAGCATGGCCTCTGGTGGCACCCCCTCGCGTAATCTGGCCTTCCAGGCACTGAAAGCGGATTTCTTCGGGTTTGCCCCAGCACGCAACGGGTACTCCCGCCAGACCTGTTCGAACACATCCGGATAATCCACTCGTCCCACAGACTGACCGGTGTTTTCCGGGACTACCCGATCGGCTTCCCGCTGAATGGCGGAATCGGCTTCAGGCTGCTGAAGTTGGTGTGATTGCTCCTGCCTTGCGGTCATCACCTGCTGCACAGCGCCCGAATCGGCTTTCAGCGCATACGCTGAATCGGCTTCCGGTGTCGTGCCTGCTGGCTGACCAGGATTGACGGTCTGAACATCCCCTGCCTGGTTCGTGGCGTTTTTTACGCCATGGTCCATAGTGTTTTGATCTTCTTGATCTGTATCTTTATCTGTATCTTTATCTGTCGTGACTCGTCGTGACATGTGCGTGACATTTCGTGACTCGCCGTGACAATCGCCATTTTGTTCCCGCTTTCTTTCCCTCTCTCGCTGCGCCCTCTTGCGCTCTGCCGGAGATTTTGCGGTTTGCGAAATATTGCCGTTGTCCTCTTTCAGCACCTGGCGTTTTTCCCATCCAGTGATTAAATCACCATCAAGTACCCGCCCCTGCATCGTCTGCAAAATTGAATCAATTACCTCTTCTGTCACGTCGAGCGCACTTGCCAAATCTTCTGTCGTGACATCAATGTGACCTCGCGTGACATTTCGTGACGCGCTCACCAGGAGGTGGATATACACTGCCATCACTGTTGCAATTGGCTGCCCTGACACCCTGGCAATTGTTCGCCACTTAGGGTCATTTGGCATGTCATGCCATAATCTGAGCCAGGCGTTAGCCATACTCACCTCTTCTGATACCGAATCTTTTTACTCACGAGTTGCCGGAAGCGATTCGATATGGCTATTGTCAGTCAATGAACTGCCACAGCATTTCCTGCCGGGCCACCACGGTTCATCTGATTGAAACCGGCGATTGCCACTGCGACAAAATCATCAGCGTCTCTCACCAGTCGCTCCCGCGTCTCCACCAGCTCCCGAAAATAAGCTGAACTGTGGCTGCGCATTCTGGCCACCAGCAAAGGTGGCATTGCCTTTTCGATCGCTGGTAACAACGTCTGAATTTTTTCAACTGCATCAGGGGTGTCTTTCTCTACCCAGCGGAAAATTTTCTGGGTATTGCGAGCCAAGGCTTCCGGATGGCTATCGTCATACAGTTCAGGAAACGTCATACCCAACTCAAAATAAGCCTGGGTTATTCCAGCTGCTGGAACTTTTTCGCCATCAGGACGCGCCCAGGCATTCATCGCCATGCGGATGTGTTCATGCTTGATTTTCATGAATCATTTGCCTCTTGATGTTTCAGGTATGATCAAATGAGGATTTGTTACTGTCATTTAGTTGCTTCACTGACATATTCTGCGAACAACATGCCGAACGTCGTAAATATGACCAGTCAATATCAGGACGAAGTTCTTCGCACAGAACCTCACCTCTTGTTGCACGTTCAATTGCTGGACATCTCTCGGCAGGCAATTGACGTACCCCTTTGATCCATTGATTTACGCTTGGAGGTGATACACCTAAAAGCCTAGCCATTGCTGATTGCCCACCGACAACAGCACAAGCTTGCTTGAATGAATAGTTCTCTTTTTTCATCGAATGAACTCCAAAAACACACAGAAATATTAGGCGACGCCTAACACAGATGTCAATAGGCTGTGCCTAATGCGATAAAGGTAGGGATTGCCTAATGCAATGAGCATAGGAGAATATTAAGCAATGCTTAGTGGTAAAGACTTAGGCCGAGCGATAGAGCAGGCCATTAACAAAAAAATCGCATCGGGATCCGTCAAATCAAAGGCGGAGGTCGCACGCCACTTCAAAGTCCAACCACCATCAATTTATGACTGGATTAAGAAAGGCTCTATAAGTAAAGATAAACTTCCAGAATTATGGCGTTTCTTTTCTGATGTTGTTGGTCCAGAGCATTGGGGGCTTAACGAATACCCCATACCAACCCCCACCAATTCAGATACAAAAAGTGAACTTTTAGATATAAACAACCTTTATCAAGCAGCCTCTGATGAAATAAGAGCGATTGTAGCTTTCCTGTTATCTGGAAATGCTACAGAACCAGATTGGGTTGACCACGATGTTCGCGCCTACATAGCAGCGATGGAAATGAAAGTGGGTAAGTATCTGAAAGCTCTAGAATCTGAACGGAAAAGCCAGAACATCACAAAAACTGGAACTTAAACTTATATGGTCTGACGGAAAACTCCTGGATTCCGTTATTTAACCCCCCATCACTTTCTGCTGTCGCCATCACCTATTAGGTTACGATCAAAACATTAGGCATAGCCTATTGACAATCAATTAGGCATTACCTATAGTTCCAGCATACCACCCACCCCGCCCCACAGAACGCAGGGCAATACTTCGAGTTACCAGGCAGTGGTCAGGGGTTAAGTAGCCAGCCCGAGGCGTAAGAACATGACGGCAGGGTTCAACTTTAACTATGCAGCAGGTTTTTGTTCCGCTCCCCCGGCGTTAAGGGGAAATGAGGTCAACATGGATACTATCGATCTTGGCAACAGTGAATCTCTGGTATGCGGCGTGTTTCCCAACCAGGACGGTACGTTCACCGCGATAACGTATACCAAAAGCAAAACGTTTAAAACCGAAACTGGCGCGCATCGCTGGTTAGCCAGAAACACTGACTGATGAGGTTGACTATGGAATTTAAAGAGTTACCAAAAGAAATCCAAGAAATTGCAGCACATACACTTCGTCAACGTCTGAACGAAGTTGCATTAGAAGCTGAAACGAAAAAAGACATTGATAATATGGCTCGTAATGTGCGCGATGCGTTTACCGGACTGTATTCTGTTTCTGTTGAGGACAATAACATTCCTGACGAACAGGAAGAGAGTACAGACCCCCACAAATTCTGGAAATCTGTAGAGGTCATTGCAAAAGCCAAACTACTGGAACTTAACAACTTATATCATCGTGAGAATGATGGTCGTCAATCTTTGCATCATCAGGGAGTCGCCACCCTGATAGCTCTAACGAAAGAGCAAGGCGAATATCATCCAGTGGCATTAAACGACACTGTGAAATAGTCCATCCATGTTTACGGGATAGATAAAGATATATCGCTTCGAAACCATCGACATGGTTTGGATAGCCTTCCTCAGCAGCAAGGTTATCCCCAAAACATTCAAGAATATAATTTAAACGCGCTGTTTCATAATGAATCTTCCAGCGAGTCTGATTTAGTTTGCTGACCATTTTAATTTTATCCTCCATTGAGGTTACTGGTTGAGAATGGAGACCACACGTGACAGCGCATGGTCGTGCGCCGGACACGGATAAGAATCCGGCACAAACAGTTTACTGAAAGGATATATCCCTGAAAAGTCAGGGCATAACGCGAAAGCGCACGGCGAAGTCATTCCTCCCTTTGTTGTGTACCACTGACATCTTCGTCTGTGCGCTTCCGGTTGTGGCAATCCGCGAAATGGCGCGGCGGTAAGTATGGCGGGGTTATTCCTTCCCCGTTGAGGACACCGGGTTGTCAGGTTGACCATACGCTTAAGTGACAACCCCGCTGCAACAACCCATGTTGATTACCTTTTGGCGGGTATCCGTTTTTTGTTTTCCCTTGTGATACCCGCCCTTTTTAAAGTGAATTTTGTGATGCGGTGAATGCGGCTCAGCGCACGCGGAACAGTTAAAAAGGCCAGTTGACTTCCGTATTGGTTCTTATGGGTGGGTTCTCTGTATCCGGCGTTAATTATTAACTGGTTAACGTCACCTGGAGGCACCAGGCACCGCATCACAAAATTCATTGTTGAGGATGCGATAATGGAAACGTTATTACCAAACGTCAATACGTCTGAAGGTTGTTTTGAAATTGGTGTCAGAATCAGTAACCCTGTATTTACTGAAGATGCCATTAATAAGAGAAAACACGAACGGGAGCTATTAAATCAAATATGCATTGTTTCAATGCTGGCCCGTTTACGCCTGATGCAAAAAGGACGATGACAATGAATACAGTATTTGCACTCGTTCTGACGGTTTTTCTTAATACAGGCGAGCCAGTCGATCTTGTTATTGGTATACATGACTCAATGAAAGAATGCATGGCTGCCGCAGCGGAACAGAAAATTCCCGGCAACTGTTATCCGGTTGATAAAGTTATTCGCATGGACAATAACGAAATCCCGGCAGGACTTAAAACAGCACCGTAATTAATATCCGGTTTCATTTTTATATGCCAGCAATGGCAGGGATTTGTTCACCCTTAAATCTGTAATGAGGTTAAAACAAAATGAGTAAAGTCTTTATTTGCGCCGCCATTCCGGACGAACAGGCAATAAAGGAAGAAGGTGCAGTCGCTGTAGCCACTGCCATTGAAGCCGGCGACGAACGCCGCGCCCGAGCCAAATTTACCTGGCAATTCCTGGAGCAATATCCGGCTGCTCAGGACTGCGCTTATAAATTTCTTGTTTGCGAGGATAAACCCGGCATGCCCCGCCCTGCCATCGACTCCTGGGATACCGAATATATGCAGGAAAACTGCTGGGATGAGGAATCCGCTTCCTTTATTCCGGTCGAACCAGAATCCGATCCGATGAACGTCAATTTTGACAAGCTGTCCCCTGAAGTACAGAACGCGGTCCTGGTTAAGTTCGACACATGTGAAAACATCACCGTTGATATGGTTATTAGCGCACAGGAATTGTTGCAGGAAGACATGGCAACATTCGACGGACATATCGTTGAAGCGTTGATGAAAATGCCAGAAGTTAACGCCATGTATCCGGAGCTTAAGTTGCACGCCATTGGGTGGGTTAAGCATAAATGTATTCCTGGTGCTAAATGGCCCGAAATTCAGGCAGAGATGCGCATCTGGAAAAAACGTCGCGAAGGTGAACGCAAGGAAACCGGAAAATACACGTCTGTTGTTGATCTCGCCCGCGCCAGAGCCAATCAACAGTACACTGACAATTCAACAGGAAAAATCAGCCCGGTCATTGCTGCCACTCATCGCGAATACAAGCAGACATGGAAAACACTGGATGACGAACTGGCCTACGCTCTCTGGCCTGGTGATGTGGATGCCGGAAACATTGACGGCAGCATCCATCGCTGGGCTAAAAATGAAGTTATCGCCAGAGATCGCGAAGACTGGAAGCGCATCTCCGCATCAATGCGCAAACAACCTGATGCGCTTCGCTACAGCCGCCAGACTATTTTTGGCCTTGTCCGTGAACGTCCGATCGACATTCACAAAGACCCTGTGGCACTGAACAAATACATTACTGAATACCTGACTACAAAGGGCGTGTTTGAAGATGAAGGAAGAAATCAGAGCGCAACTGATACTCTCTCGTCGCCAGTACCAGAAACTGATGCAGTGGAAACGGCAATTCCGGACAACGAAAAAACCGAATGCAAAGTGGAAGTCGAACCATCTGTAGAGCGTGAGGGGCCGTTCTACTTCCTCTTCACCGACAAGGATGGCGAAAAATACGGTCGCGCAAACAAACTTTCTGGTCTGGACAAGGCGCTGGCTGCCGGGGCTACTGAAATCACGAAAGAAGAATATCTTGCCCGCAAAAACGGAACATACACGGACTTACCGCAAAATGTGGATACCGCTGAAGATTCCGTACAACCGGAGCCGGTAAAAGTTACCGCTGACGAAGTAAACAAAATTATGCAGGCAGCCAATATCAGCCAGCCTGACGCCGATAAATTGCTTGCTGCATCACGTGGTGAATTTGTTGAAGGGATTAGCGACCCGAATGATCCGAAATGGGTGAAGGGGATTGAAACCTGCGATTCTGTGAACCAGAACCAGTCAGAAACGGAACAGAACGACCAAAAAGCGGAACAAAACAGCCCAAATGCGTTACAAGACGAGCCAGAAACGAAACAATCCGAACCAGTAGCGCAACAGGAAGAGGAAAAAGTCTGTACCGCCTGCGGTCAGAGTGGTGGCGGCAACTGCCCTGATTGTGGCGCGGTGATGGGCGACGCAACCTGCCAGGAAACATTCGATGAAGAAAATCAGGCTGAAGCTCAGGAGGAAATGGAAGGCAGTGGCGGCGATCACTACCACACCACAGATAATGAAAGTGGCGAGACAGCAAATCCCTTAATTAAGGTGAACGGTCATCGTGAAATTACATCCACCAGCAGGTTGTGGCACCATCTGATGATTGACCTTGAAACAATGGGAAAAAATCCTGATGCCCCGATTATCTCAATAGGTGCAATATTTTTCGATCCGCAAACCGGAGAGATGGGGCCAGAATTCAGCAAAACTATCGATCTGGAAACTGCTGGCGGAGTCATTGATCGGGACACCATTAAGTGGTGGCTGAAACAGTCACGCGAAGCGCAATCCGCCATTCTTACCGATGAAATCCCGTTAGATGATGCACTGCTGCAATTACGGGAATTTATCGACGAAAACTCCGGTGAATTTTTTGTTCAGGTCTGGGGTAACGGTGCAACTTTCGACAACGTGATTTTACGCCGTTCATATGAACGGCAGGGGATCCCCTGCCCATGTCGTTACACCAATGATCGCGATGTAAGAACGATGGTTGCTCTGGGACTGGTGATGGATTTCGACGCAAGAACGACTATTCCATTCGAAGGTGAACGCCATAACGCTCTGAACGATGCACGTTACCAGGCGAAATACGTTTCAGCCATCTGGCAAAAACTGCTCCCGAGTCAGGCTGATTTTTAATGTTCAACCCATATCGCCGCCCACCAGCTATAGTGGCGGCGGTCATGCTGTAAGGGCACGTGACCACATGTACGAATTAACTCTATCTCCAGCAGAGATTAAAGAGATCACGAAATACGAGCGATACACAAAACAGCAACACCAGTTAAGACTGCACGGCATCCCATTTGTAATCGGCCCTAAAAACGAACCCATAGTTCTCCGCAGGGATATTCCACACGGTCTGACAACGATGCCAAAAACATCTGAACTGGTTTCTGCTGAACCCGATTTTGAGGCGCTGAACAATGGGAAGACCAAGAAAAAATAAAAAAGATAATGTACTGCCACCGCGGGTTAGATCGAATGGTTACAGTTACGTGTGGAAACCCGAAGGAAGTACAAGAAGTATAGGGCTAGGAAGAGTGCGGAAAACCAGCGTAGATAAAGTCTGGCAAAATTATGAACTGGAAAAAGCAAAACTCCACAACATAATGACCGTAGCTAAATTGTGGCACATGTTTATGGACTCCCCTGCATTTACAGAACTGGCCCCCCGAACCCAAAAAGATTATCGACAACATCAGAAGGCGTTGCTGATGGTATTCGGAAAAGTGCTTGCTGATAATGTCAAAACTGAGCAGGTAAGAATTTTCATGGATAAACGAGGGCTTGAGAGCAAGACCCAGGCAAATCATGAACTGGCAAGCCTGAGTCGAGTATACGGGTGGGGATATGAGCGTGGGTATGTGAAGAATAACCCATGCAAAGGAGTCAGAAAATTCTCTCTTAAAGCCCGCACTGTTTACATCACCGATGAACAGTATGCGGCGATATATGCGGAAGCAATTCCACAGTTACGCATTGCAATGGAGATTTCCTATCTCTGTGCGGCAAGACTCGGTGATGTGCTTGAGTTGAAATGGCAGGATATTATGGATAAAGGGATCTACATTGAGCAAAACAAAACCGGCACCAAACAAATCAAGGAATGGTCACCGCGATTACGTACAGCGATCCAGTTAGCCCGAAATGTATCTTCCTGTACATGCGAATATGTGATCAATACAACCAAAGGCGGGAAAGTCATAGCTAAAACGCTGAATAACTGGTGGAATCAGGCTAAACGCGCAGCCGAGCAAAAAGTTGGCGTTCCGTTCGGGTGCAATTTTCACGACATAAAAGCCAAGGGGATCTCAGATTACGAAGGCAGCAGTCGCGACAAACAAATTTTCAGCGGGCATAAAACAGAAAATCAGGTGTTGATTTACGATCGTAAAACAAAAATCACACCAACACTGGATTTGCCGCTCGTGGTTAGCAAGTAG